GGAGGGCAACACAACAAAGCCGGAGGAACCCCGCCGGCGGATCGTGGAGCTGCTGGGGGATGTGCCCCGCCTGGAAATGTTCGCCCGCCAGAGGGCGGAGGGCTGGGACGCCTGGGGAAATGAAGCGCCGGAAGATATGAAAGGAAGATCGTAATGCCATATATATTCAGGGTCATTAAAGTGGGACAGAAAGCCGACGCACCGCATGCAGCGCGGCTAAATACAGCCTGGAAGAACGACAAGCAGAAGCAGATTTTTGAAGCGGTGGAAGATTGCATTTTAGACACCGCAAAGAGACTGAAAGCGGGAAAGCCTGTAAATGCGGATGGATTGCAAGCCTTGTTTGACGGGGTGCGGATCATTCACCACATGCGGAACATGGACCGGGAGGCATTGCGGGATATGATCCAGTTTTCAAACAAGGAGGAGAACGCATGAGCAAAGAAAGGGGACGGCCCACCCGTCTGGAGGTGGGGATGGAAGTTGTCCGGATCCCGCAATCCATTTATGAAACAGACGGAAAAGGAAAGGGTGAACGCAGGCCCATGCGGGGCCGTGTCGTGTATATCCACCCGCGGGGCCTGTTCCATACAGTGGAATTTCAGACACGCGGCGGAGCAGTAAAGGAAAGTTTTCAGGGGGTGGAGGTATAGCCATGAATTTTTTAGAAAGGAACGGGCTTCAAACAGCGCAGGCCCATTTCAAGGACATTTTCCAGAACAACATCCACCGGGACTATGCGGACGCCATGCTGGACTGGCTGGAGCGGGAAACGGACTTTTTCACGGCCCTGTCCTCCACGAAGTACCACGGGGCACACCCCGGTGGCCTGCTTGTACATAGCCTGAATGTGTACTACCGCCTGCGGGATATTGCGATCCGCGATCTGGCGGGCAAGGAGGATCCGGGTAAATGCCGCCTTTCGGAAGAACAGGAGGAAACGGTGGCGATCATTGCCCTGCTGCATGATGTGTGCAAGGCGGGGTGCTACCGTCTGGAAACCAAGCGGAGGAAGAACCCGGAAACTGGCCGCTGGGAGAATTACGAGGGATATACATACAAGGATCCCTTGCCGCTGGGGCATGGAGAGAAAAGCCTGTACCTGATCCAGAGCCACATGGACCTACTGCCGGAGGAGGCACTGGCCATCCGGTGGCACATGGGCGCATACTATGACGCAGCCAAGACGGACAACCGCGCACTTTCGGCGGCCATGGAGGCCTCCCCATGGGTATGGAGATTACAGGAGGCGGACATGTGCGCCGCGTGGATCGACGAACGGGAGACACAGGAATGAAAAAGACCTTGTGCAAACCATGTGCCATTGCCCTGGAGGAAAAGGGAAAGACGGTAAAACCCGCCGGCGGGCGGTGCGAGAAAATCACATGCGCAGAGTGTGGCCGCCGTCGTTTCGGTATCGCTTATGAGGTGACCGGCTGGCCGCGCCGCGTGAAAAAGGAGGACAAGCAGACATGAGCCAGAGAAAGGCCAAGGAATACCGCCAGGCCATGGAGCAGTACCGGGGCGTGGCGGAAGATGTGGACGATCTGAAACGCCGGATCGGAGCCATGGAAGCCCGACACCGCCGGGAGGACCAGATGGAGGAGATCCGCCGCAGGCAGGCCAGACGGGAGGCAGAGAGGCGGGACGCCATCAGAGAGGAACAACGGGAATGTATGCGGAGGGCCAACGCAGAGAAGCGGCGGCGGAAGATTGCCAGACAGCGGATCGCCGTCCTGATCATCGGGGCGCTGGTGGTGATCCTGCTGGCGGCGCTAATCATCAAGGCAATGCTGACGGACACCGCAGCGGCGGAGGAGCCGGAGATCATGAACGCCTCCCCCGTCAACGTTCTGACGCCATCCAATGCCCTGTGGAATGGTGAGGGCGAGGACCCGATGGAGGCGGAGAAGATCGAGGAGGCCCTGCTGGCCTCCGGGTATTTCTCCCTGGCGGTGCCCATGAGCTACGAATACCAGGACTATATGCGGACCTACTGCGCGGAATATAAGTGCCCCTATCCCCTGGCCCTGGCCGTTGCGGAAACAGAAACCAATTTTGATATGGAGGCCGTGGGCGCCGCTGGTGAGGTGGGGATCATGCAGTTAAACCCAGGGCCGAGCAGGTCCTATCACGCGGAGCTGGAGGAGGCCACAGGGATGGACCCCGCCACCCCGTCCGGGAATATCGCTGCCGGGTGCTACCTGCTGGGAAAGTACATGGAGGATTATGGGGACCCGCACAAGGCCGCCATGGCCTACAACATGGGAGTGTCCGGGGCGAGAAACGCCTGGGAGGCTGGGATCACATCAACAGAATACTCCACAGCCGTGGTGGAGGCCATGGAGCGGTGGGAGGTCACGGTGAACGCATGGAATGGGATTTGAGCCGGGAGACAACGCACAACGCGGCGGCCAGGAGGGCAAGGATCCACCGCTGGCGAGTTCCTGGCCGCTCCAGGGTGGTCCACCCTGCCCACGGATCCGTGGTGGTCCCACACGCCTCCAATCTGGCGGCAGTTATGAACGCGGCGGAGGTGTGGGGCTGCGACTGGGCGGAGATCCTGGACGCGCAGGTGTGGGCGGAGCCGGGGGAAAAGACGGTCCCTATGCCTACATTATATAAATAAAGGAGGCGGAGAAATGCTGATCAATGAAAGCGGCCTGGTGCGCTGTATCAAGCGGGCTTATAAATCCGCTGGGTATGCAGTGGCCACAGAGGGCGATTGCATGACGATCTACACAGAACAATGGTATATCCAATGCAAGCGGGCGGCCATCCCCCGCAAGGTGCTGGCCACTATCGTGGAACACATGGGGATGATCCCGGACACGGAGCATGTGTCCATCGTAAAGGACGGAGAACCACAGCTAATTATGCCAGATGTGGCGGCGGATGAAATAGCACACTGGAGGACCGGGGAGCGCACTGACGCGGTGACCATGGCAACGGTGATCATGCAGGGCTACCAGATTTTCCAGCCGGATGGTGGCGGGGCCTGCTACGGGGTGAGCCTGCTTGACCTGGCGATCATGGAGCGGGACATGGTGGAGCATGGAGCCGCTGCTGTGATCGACGGGGACCGCCTGCTGTGGCACGGGGACACCGAGGTGGTGGCCATGAACGCAGTAAGAAAGGCCCGGTCAAGCTGGGCCAAGGAATGGGAGCGGGCCGTGTGGAACGCCCTGGAGGGCGTGGATCTGCACAAAGAGGAGGCATGACCATGGGAAAGACGAATTTTGACCGGATCACTGCCTCCCCGGAGGCACTGGCCGCTTTCCTGGCCTCCCTCCCCTGCCTGGACGCGCCATGGGATGACGCTTTCCACCGTCATTTCTGCGACAACTGCCCCATGGAGGACTGCCCCAAGGTATGCCCCAACGAGGAAAAAAGAAACAGCCCCGCGTGGTGGCTGGGGCTGGAGGTATCAGAGTAATGGAAGTAAATGTAAACATGAGCGCCGAGGAGTTCCTGGAGTTCATGGCCTGGAAAAGGGACCGAGAGCAATACAACAATGAAATGGCAGCCAGGGCCGAGAAAATGGAACTGCTGGCCAAGAAAACATGCTGGGCCATAGAGAAAGACCCGAAGCGGCCCGGCAAGGTCAAGATCGTGGATCAGGAACACGCGGCGGAGCTGCTGGAGCTGGCCAATGATTACCTATCATAAAAAGAAAACCACCTGCGCCCGGTGCTGACAACACGGCGCAGGTGGACAGATACGAGGCGGCGCGGAGGCCGTCCTGGATAGTTGCATTATAGCATACTCCCGGACGGCCTGCAAGCCGCAAAATTCAACGGGGCCGCGGCCCCGTATAGCTCCGGTAAGAGCTATTAGTAAAGTGACCAGCAGGCCCAAAGGAGGAGTATAGCATGGCCTATGTCCATAGACGGGTAAAGGCTGGCCGCACAATCGAACACAGGAAAATGCAATCATACCGGATCCACACCAAGGGGGTCCAGAGGGGACCGAACCATGGGACCACATCGGAGAAGCAGGCCAAGGTCAACGAACGGGTGGCGGAGGAACACCTGCGCTGGGATCTCAACGCGAATTTTGATCACCGGGACCTCCACGCCGTCCTGCACTACTACACCAAGGACACCACTTTCCCGGAGATACTGGCGGACAAGGCCGCTTTTCTGGCCAACCTGCGGAAAGCCTGCCGTAAGCGCGGGATCAAGTACAAGGCAGTGGTGGTGATAGAAACCAAGCGGATGACAAACCCGCACATTCATGTGGTAATAACGCGCATGGACCCGGAGATCATCACCGAGGCATGGGAGAGCGTACCAAGGGGCGGTGGGGGTATCAGTTTCAAACCACTGGACCGCCGAGGGAACCATGAGAAGCTGGCGCATTACCTGGTCAAAGAAAGCAGATCTACCATGGAGAAGTACAAGGAGCTGGGGAAACGGGGAAAGCGGTACAGCAAGACCCAAAATATGGACAAGCCTGTGATTACATACACCCCCGTGCCTGCCTCCTCCTGGCGAAAGGAGCCAAGGGCCAGCAAGGGCGCCGTGCTGTACAAGTTCGATGACGGATCCACCACCCGGAGCGGGTGGCACGAGATCAGCGGCTACCCATACCAGGAATATTTCGAGGTTTTCAACGAATAGGAGGACAAGCCAATGAAAATTTACATAGCGGGAAAGATTGCCGGGGATCGGCGCTATCGGGCCAAGTTCCGGGAGGCAGCTAAGACCCTGGAGGCGGCGGGCCATGTAGTCCTAAACCCTGCCACCCTGCCGGACGGCCTGACCGACGGGGACTATATGCGGATCGCGCTGGCAATGCTGGAGGCGTCGGACCTGGCCGTGTTCCTCCCGGACTACCAGGAGAGCCGGGGCGCCATGGTGGAATGGGCCTGGTGCCAGCGGACCGGGAAAGAGTGCGCCCTGTATTCGGAAATGACAGGAGGGAGAACAAAGTGAAAGACTTTGCGGAAGCATACAAAGCGGCCCACGCCAAAGTGCGAGAATACACGGGAGCAAAAAGGGCCGGATGGGCAGAGCCGGGGAAACGGACGCGGGAAAATCACGCAATACTAATCCCGCGCAAGGAGGCTGTGGACACGGCAAACAACCTGGCAACAGCAATCTACGCCAAGGAGGTATATATAACCTGGGCCATGAACCTGCGGGGCTTTATGGTGCAGCTGGCCACGGGAGAACACGACGCCGTGACATGCCGGGAATGTGGCGGCATTTTCCGCGCTGGGTGGATGAATGGGAAATGCCCATACTGTGAGGCGAAGCAGGCGGCCACCAGCTATGTGGACGGCATGAGAGAGGCGGCAGGAAAATGAGCAAGGCGCAGATCAGCATGTGGGAGGAAAAGATCGTGGACAGTTTCGCCGGCGGCGGCGGAGCCTCCACAGGGATTGAGCTGGCCACGGGCCGAGTGGTGGACATAGCGATAAACCATGACCCGGACGCCATTCTCATGCACAAGACCAATCACCCGCACACCGTCCACTATCAAGCCAGCGTGTGGGATGTGGACCCGCTCGAAGTTACAGGAGGCAGTCCGGTGGGACTGCTGTGGGCCTCTCCTGACTGCAAGCATTTCAGCAAGGCAAAGGGCGGAAAACCCGTGGACAAGCGGATCCGTGGGCTGGCCTGGATCGTCCTGCGGTGGGCTGGGACAGTCCGGCCCCGCGTGATCATCCTGGAGAATGTCGAGGAGTTCCAAACATGGGGGCCAGTGCGACACGGACACCCGATAAAGGCAAAGACAGGGCAGACATTCAGGCGGTTTATTGAACAACTGGAGGGCCTGGACTATGCCGTGGAATGGCGGGAGCTGGTGGCGGCGGACTATGGAGCGCCCCCAACGCGAAAGCGGTTTTTTCTGATCGCAAGATGTGACGGGAGGCCCATTGTGTGGCCGGAGCCTACACACGCGCCAGCGAAAAGCCCGGAGGTGCTGGCCGGGAAGAAATTGCCCTGGAGGAGCGCGGCGGAAATCATAGACTGGAGCCTGCCCTGCCCATCAATTTTTGATACACGGGAGGAAATCCGGGAGAAATACGGCCTTTCCGCCCAGCGGCCACTCCGGCCCAACACCATGCGCAGAGTGGCAAGAGGCGTGGACAAGTTTGTGATCAAGGCCGCGGATCCGTTCATCGTGCCGATGGGCTACGGGGAGCGGGACGGGCAGGCCCCGCGGGTCCATAACATCGAGGACCCGGCACCCACGGCGGTGGGAAAAGGAAAACATGGAATTTGCCAGCCGTACATGGTGCAGGTAAATCACCGTGGAGATTTCAGAGGGCAAACGATGGAAGATCCGCTCCAAACAATTACGGCAAAGCATGGGTATGGAGTGGCAAGCCCGGCCATGGCACCGTGGACGGCGACGAACACCACCAACTCAACGGGCCACCCGGTCAATGAGCCGATAGACACGGCGCGAACCGGCGGAGGAGGCGGGCAAATGTTTTTGGGGGGCCTCCCTGATCCAGTACCACACGGAACAGTCCGAGCATGTGAGAGGCCAGGAGATCACAGGGCCGATTATGACCATTGACGCCGCCAACCGCTACGGATTAACGGCGGCAAGCCTGGTCAAATACTACGGGAGTGCCCAGCACGGACAGAACATCCAGGACCCGCTCCACACGGTAATGGCAAAGGACCGGGAGGGGCTGACAACTGCCCACCTGGTCAAGATGAAAGGCACAAACCTGGGAGGACCGGCCACGGAGCCGGTGCAGACCATCACCGCCGGCGGAGGCCACCATGGTGTGATCACAACGCAGATCACCAGAGCGGAGCCGGGGGCGGATCTCCGACACTGGCCGGAGATCCGGGAACTGCTGAATACATATTGCGGCTATGACCTGGGGCTGGAGGATGTGATCCTGTTCCAGATCGGCGGTGCCTGGTATTTCATGGCGGACATTGGCCTGCGTATGCTGACGCCGCGGGAACTGTACCGGGCCAACGGTTTCCCGGATGATTACAAAATCGAGCGGGACTATACAGGGCAGACCTACGGAAAAAGCAAGCAAGTGGCCCGGTGCGGAAATGCGGTGCCACCTCCCTTTGCCACGGCCCTGGTGCGGGCAAACCTGCCGGAATGGTGCGCGGGGGTGGAGATCAGTACCATGGAGGAGCTGGAAAGGGCGGTGGCGGTGTGAAAATACCGGACGATGTGTTTATGACCCGTTGCCGCTACTGCGGGCATGGGCAGACGGGAGCAGAAAATAAAGAAATCCCGGACGATAAACTGTTTATTCACTTTTGGGCGAAGCAATCGCCGTGCGGGATCATCGGGATTGCACAATGCGATAAGGTCCAGGGCGAGTGTCTGGACTTCAAGCCTAACCCCATGTTTGGAATTTGCGAATACTGCACTTTCACAAACAGTTTTCATCCCGGATTTTGTACGGCGCCCGGCGGGCCGGTGAACAAGCGGCGGGTATTCCTGGGATGGAGCGGGATAGGAGATTATTACTCCGGCCACGCACTTTTCACCTGTGACCGCTATCGAGTGAGTGAACGGTGGAAAGACCTAATCCTGAAAACCACCGTAGCGGGACGCGCACCGGAAAATTTTGACCCAGGAACATGGGAAGCCATGAAACACATTGACGGGACAGCTACGGCAAAACGGTGGGCGGACCTGCAAGCCAAACGAAAGGCAGAACTGGAGGCAGAGGCAGAAAAAGAGGCGAGAAAAAGGGCGGAGCTGGAGCAGAAGCAAATTTCCATGTTTGATGATGAATGAAAACGGGGTGAAGCCATGCAGAACAAAAAGAACATGCGCCGGATCAGCATCTTGGTGACCGCGCAGACAGTCTATAACCTGGATAAGTTGGCAGCCATGTGCGGCTACAAGGAGCGGGGCCGCGTGATTGATAAGCTGGTCAGAGAAAAAATGATTATGATGGGAGGCCGGAGAAATGAAAATATGCGATAGGTGCCCAGGCGCCGGCGGGTGCCTGCTGGACTACATGGGGAAAGCCTGCAAGCACTGGAGAAAAGAAAACGCACCGGAAGTCCTGGCCACCATGGAGGACATGATCGGGGCGGCCTCCCGCGAGGAACTGGCCAGGATCTTATGCACCGCTGAATTTTGCGCGTGCTGCGACTACGAAAAGGCCGATGGAGTATGCCGTTATATCGAAGAACACCCGGACGGCAGACTGTTTGACGGGTGCGTGGAGGCCGCCAAGCGGTGGCTGGGGAAAACCGTGGAAAAACTTTGAAAGGGGAAGCGACATGAACAAGACGAAAATTGACTGGGCGGAAATGTCCTGGAACCCCGTCACCGGGTGCCGCCATGGGTGCCCCTACTGCTACGCGAGGAGAACCGCGCACCGATTTGACGCCAGAATAGAGGACCGCGCCGCCGTAGGCGGCCTCCACGTCCTGGAGGAGAGGATCAAGGGGACGCCGTACCCCTAGGGGTTCGAGCCGACCCTGCACCGCTACCGGCTGGACCAGCCGGAGCGGAAGAAAGAGGGGCGGACCGTGTTTGTGTGCAGTATGGCGGACCTGTTCGGCAGATGGGTGCCGACGGCATGGATCCGGGACGTGCTGGACGCCTGCCAGAGAGCGCCCCAGCACAGATACTTGTTTTTGACGAAAAACCCCGCCCGATACCTGGAACTGGACCAGGTGGCCCTCCTCCCCCATGCGGAAAATTTCTGGTACGGGTCCACGGTGGCCAATGAGGACGCGGCGGCCATGTATCCCATGCCATGGGCAAATATCAACACGTTCTGGAGCATGGAGCCGCTGCTGGGGCCGGTGGACATGAGCGCGGCGGAGGGCCTGCCCCAGTGGGTGATCCTGGGGGCCGAAACCGGGAGCCGGCCGGACAAGGTAACGCCGCGCCGGGAGTGGGTGGACCAGATCACCGAGTTTTGCGCGGAAAATGAAATCCCGGTTTTCTACAAGGACAACTTGCGGGCCTATTTCCCGGACCTCCCGCCCTCTGCCCTCCCCTGGGGCGACCAGAAGGGAACAACGACCGAGTGGGCCGCCCATTTCATGGGCCGTTTTGAAAGGCAGGTGTGAGGCGTGAAAGAGTACCTGCGGGCGGTGTGCCTGTGCATGGCCACCCTGGTGGCGGTGCTTTTTGCCACGGGTGTGGTGTGGTACGGGTATCTGGTGGCGGCCACGCTTTTCGGGCTGACACGAGGCGAAACGGCAACCGCGATCCTGGGGATCGCGCTGGTGGCTGGGGCCGTAAAAGCGTACCGGGAAAGGCGGAGGCAGCGGGCACAGAAAGAGGCCATAGACAAAGCGATCCAACTATGGGAGGCGCTTATGGCAAAACAGCAGTATGAAATGCCGGCGGCCGAGTGGCGGCGCCTGCGGGCCCTCTTACCC